CCTGGTCAGTACGTACCCTTCCGCAGCTACATCAGCGGCTTCGGCGATGGCACCGGCACCGCAACGGTCTACATGACCGATGAGGACGCCGCCCTGTCCAACCGCATGATCGAGGACGTGCTGCAGCGCCAGCAAAACGGTGCTGCCTTCAAGCTCTACACCGATCGCGTATTCAGCGGCGGCACCCTGAGCGAAACCCTCAGCCGCTCGATCAGCTTCGATGCTGTGCTGACCTCCGCCAGCCTCAACATCAACCCCGACGATGCCCAATCGGTGACCGTCAACTTCCGCCCCTCCGGCACCCCCACCTTCGACTTCGCCAAGTCCTGATACTCTTTTGGGATAGCCAGTTCAGTAGCCCCGGCCTCAAAGCCGGGGCTTTTTATGTCTAGTCCGCTACAGTAGACCCAAACCAACAGGATTTTATGCCTGCCTCAATTCCAGTCCGCGCCATTGATCGTCTGCGTAAAGCAGCCAATTTGGAGCCGGCTAAAAAAGTAGTCGAACTCTCTGACGGCAGCAAATTTGAAATGTGGGTGGCACCGCTGACGATGGCTGAGCGCGAACGCGCCCAGAAGCAAGCCAAGTCCGACGACGCCAACGCTTTCGCACTCCAACTGCTGATCGCTAAGGCCCTCGACGAATCCGGCTCCAAGCTGTTCAGCGTCGGCGAAGTGGATGTGCTGAAGAACGAAGTGAAGGACAAAGATCTCCAACAGCTGATGCTGGCGATTCTGACCGACGACGCCGAGCCCATCGACCCAAAATCCTGAGCGTCGAACTCCGCAAAGACAACTGGCTCATGCTCCAGTTTGGCGTTGCCAAGGAACTGGGCCTGACTCTTACCGAAGTTCGGACGACCATGACCGCCGAGGAATTACTCGGCTGGAGCGCCTACTTCCAAATCCTGAACGAAGACCAGCAAAAGGAAATGGACAAGGCCAGACGCCGCCGCTAACCCGGCGGCTTTTTTGTCGCGTAAACTGAAGTACCAGAGTGTGACGCAAGCCGTGGCCGCTTACAGAGCTGATATTGAAATCGGCGTAAGAGGTGTACGGTATCTAGACGAACTTCAAAATAAGCTCACCCAAGTATCAAAAACTATTGAGCAAGTAAACAAACAACAGGTCGTTATACGCAGAACTATTGCCGGAGCAGCTTCCGCTACTCCCATGGGACCAGGAGGTAGTGGAGTAACAAGCGCAAGCGCTCAAGCAGCAGCATTCGCTGTTGAAAAGCGTGTAAGTGAACTGCGTCGTGCTGACGCGCAAGCGCAACTTAAATCTTTAAAAGACAGGTCTTTTGCGGAAAATTATATCAGCGGAATTATTAGCCGTAGGTTACAAACAAAGCAACAAGAACTAGCCGCAGAACAAAAAATAACTGCCGAAAAACAAAAACAAGCGGCCGCAACGTTACGTTCGCGCGTAGGTAGCGCTGCGAGTAACGCCGTCATTGGTGGTGCTTTTCCGTTGTTGTTTGGGCAAGGGGCCGGAGCTGCTGTTGGTGGCGGATTAGGCGGCGCAGTCGGAGGCGCCTTTGGCGGGACACTCGGCTTTGGTCTATCCCTTGTTGGTACAGCTATCGGACAAGCCGTTGATGACGCGGTAAAACTTAATCAGGAACTTAACTCTTTAAACAACAGTCTATCTTCTACAGGCGGAACATCCCGCACAACCGCATCCGATATTTCTCAGCTTGCATCTCAGCTAGGTATAGCTAAAGATGAGGCGTTAAAACTTGTCGCAGCGTTTTCTGAGTTTGGATCTGCAAACATCAGAGAAGCTTTAGCCACAAGTTTTGGTGCTGTTGGCGGCGAGGAAGCGTTTAATGCTCTTGCGGCAGCCAGAGACAACAAGAGCACTTTAGAAGCTATTGTAAAACTTCGAGATACAATTACTGACTCACAAGCAAAAGAAGCATTAAAGCAACTAGAAATAAATGGCTCGGCAGCAGCTAACGCCTTTTTACAACAACGACTGATTACTCTTCAAGAACAAAAACTTATTAAAGTCGCACAAGAAATTACCTTGATGGATAGATTATTAGCAGCGGCAGCTGCCCTTGGAGCGCAAGGGCAATTTATTGACCCTGCAATGTTCGGAAAAGACCGTGCCAATGAGGTGCGCAAAGGAGCAGCAGAGCGTAAAAAAGCTCAAGACCAAGCGTTGCAAGATACACGCAAATTTCTTTCCGATGTTGCACGTTTAAACGAACAATTTTCGACCAAAAATACAAAAAGTCCAAAACCTCCAGAAGATCGTACGGCCGCTTTACAGGATGATCTACAGGCCCTTATTGAAATGGGTAATGCGGAGGATCTTATTCGTGATCTTCGTTTTCAGGGACGTGATCTACTCATTCCAGAAGTTGAACTAACCAAAAAACTTTCCGACATCGCGCGGGATAAAGCCCAAGCTCTCAGGCAAGCTAATTACGAGACAGAACGTGCTGCCATAAATCAATTCGCACAAGCTAGAGTCAGCATTGCACAAAAAGAAACAGAAGACCAGATACGCGACATACAACAACGTAGATTTGAGGAAGAGTTGCGTTTGCAAGACGCTGTACGTAATTCCGTAAAAGTGTTTACAGATCTACGTCAAGAACAAACCCTGCAGGTTCAATACGGAAAAACATATCTTCGCTTAGTTACAGAAGGTTTGCTGCCTGCAGAAGCGGCTCGCAGAGCCAACTTTGAAAAGTTAGTAGCGCAAGAACTTCTTGCCGTAGAAGAGCAAATTAAACTAACTGAATTGGCAATTATGGAAGCAAAAGCCAGAGGAGCAAGCACAGTAGAACTAGATAAGCAACTTAAAACATTTAAAGAACAACAAAAGGCTATTACCGCTCAAGCAGCAACAGGACCCGGACAAGGCCCTACACAAACACAAAGGCTGGAATCTGCTGTTGCAACAGCCCGAGGTCAACTAAATGAACTTACAGATTTTACAAATCAAGTTGTCGCTGGTGCTCAAGCCATTGGTGACGCTTTCTCTCAAGCCTTCCGAGGTCTTGTCACCGGAGCAATGACTGGTCAGCAAGCGCTTGCCGCGTTCTTCAAAGGTGTCGGCGACCACTTTATGGACATGGCCAGCAAGATGATCGCCAAGCTCATCGAGATTTACATTCTCGAAACTGTCCTTGGTTTTATTAGCGGTGCAGCGGCGGGATCTTTCACATCCAAGTCAAATGCTGCTGGTAAAGCCACTTTTGGAGGAAGCTTCAAAGGAACCGGAGCCAGCACTTTTGGCTCAGGCGGTATTCGTGTTCCAGGTTATGCCGAGGGTGGTTTTGTTACCGGTCCTACCCGTGCTGTAGTTGGTGAAGGCGGTGAAGCGGAGTACATTATCCCAGCGAGCAAGATGCGCGGCGCAATGGCTCGCTACTCTGCTGGCGCCCGAGGTTCTGCGGTCATTCCAGGCAATGGCACATCCGGTGGAGGTGGCGCAGCAGGCTCTGGTTCCGGTGCAATCGACGTGCGCTACACCGTTGAACGCATCAATAGCGTGGACTACGTTACGGCGGACCAATTCCAACGCGGTATGCGCCAAGCCGCCCTACAAGGTGCCGAGCAAGGCGAACGCCGCGCACTGGGACGTTTGCGTAACTCACCTGCTACCCGCAACCGCGTCGGAGTCTGATGTAACTGATCATTGGCAACACGCTTTCCCTAAACGGAGGCAGCTACCAGAACTACAACCTGAACGGCAGCAACTTTCTCCCGTTTGGATTTAGCGGCGTCGTCGTCAACCGCAGCGGCGACAACACCCAAGCGTCGCTGGTCTTCCCAAACAACGACCTTGCCCGCTCATGGGCATCGGAAGCCGCCGCAAACCAGTGGGTCGTCACCGTCGCACTGGTCAACGTCTCCGCAAACACCACGATCTACACCTACACCGGCCAGGTCGGGGCATCATCGTGGGATGAAACCAGCGTCAATCTTCAACTCAACAGCGTTTTAGATGCCGTTGGCGCAGACGTACCCTTTCGTGTAATCGGTCAAGGTCTTGTTGGAGCCGTCCCCACCAGTAGCGCCTTCCGCCTGTCTTGAGCTGATCGGGATGCCCTTCCGCCTTG